ATATATATGAATTATTTAATGATATGACTTTAATAGAACTAGCTAGGGATTATGGATTTGAGTGGGAAGGTGAAATAGACTTATATAAACTAGATGTGTTTTTAAAAGAAACTAAACATGAATATAAAGGAGATTTAAGGAAATATTTTGAGGGTAAAAAATATAAATGGAAATTGATAGAATAAAAATATTAATATATAACAATATGAAAATTTTAAAAAAATTTAAAAAATATTTTGGTAATACGGAGATTGATGAAATCTGTAAGAAATATAAAATAGTAGAATATGATATGAAACCACTACACTAAAGATGTAGTGGTTTCATGTTTCATAGACTCTTCTAACGAAACGCCTCCACCTGTTTTTGTTTAATACCCGACTTTAGTCTTTGAAATAGACAATATTTTTAAACCTTGTTTTAAACTGTTGTTTATCTTATATTTTTTTCATAATATTCCTCAAATCCAGCCATAATATCAGATATTTTTTGACCTCTTTTGGATTCAATCACTTCATCAATAAATCCATATTCTAATGATTCTTGAGAATTAAACCACTTATCTTTTTTAGAATCTTCTATTATAGTTTCTAAAGATTTACCAGTATTATCCGAAAGAATCTTCATTAAAATATAATTATATTTTTCTGTTTCTCTTTGACTAATTCTCATGTCTTCAACATTCCCCTGAGTCCCACCAGATACTTGATGTATCATTAATTTTGAAAAATTCAAGGATGATCTTTTTCCTTTACTACCAGATGATAATAAAACAGAGCCCATTGATGCTGCCATACCAGTATTTACTGTATGAATTTCAGGTTTTATATAATACATGACATCTATAATACTTAAACCACTTTTAACCGATCCACCAGGAGTATCTATGTGCATTATTATATCTCTCTTATCATCAACAGATTCCAAAAACATTAACTGAGCTTGAACTATACTAGAGACATAATCATTCAAAAATCCACTAACCCATATAATTCTATCTTTCATCAGACGACTAAAAACATCCATTTGAGTTACATTTAACTTTCTTTCTTCCAAAATATATGGAGTTATACCATTATTTTTTACCACTTGATCATAATAATGTAAATTCATTGAAGATATACCTCTAGAATTTGCATATTTTCTAAATTCGTTGTTAAAAATTTTATCTTTCACTTTTTTAAATTTTAATTAATTTTAATTATATTCATTTTGTTATAATTCATTCGCTATTTCCGAAAATATAGGAGATCTTTTTACAATTTCTATAACATAATCAGGATCCATTTCTTCCAAAACAAATTTAACAACACCATCATCCATTATCTTTTCTATGATTTCACCAAGACATAAAGACTTAATGTCTAATTTATTAAAGGTAATATCATTTCTACCTGATTTAGAACTATCATATTTCACAAAACCATATTTTATTATGTTTGTAAATGTGTTTTCGTTTAAAACGATTCTTGTTTCTTTATCCATATTTTTTTTATTATTTTATACAAATATACTAAAATTATCTTATGAACTACACATTATCTAAAAAATAATGTATTTCATGTTTCATTCATTGATTCAATGTAATCTTTTAAATGCTTTATTATCATCTTAATTTTTATTTTTTAATATTTTATCAATGTTTTTTCCTCTATTTTTAGATTTTAATATTTTTTTAATATCTTCTGAATAATTTTCAGACTCATTTACTTTTTTAATTAACATTGATATATAATTATCAACTATAAGAGTAAGAGTTTCGGTTGTTCTATCCAAATATTCAAAATTTTTTAAACATTTTTTATTTTTTTTAAAAGCGCTTATAAAATAGTTTATAAAATCATCTATATTAAAATATAAAGTAAATAAAGTATATCTTATAGTGGGGTTATTGTTACCGTCCATAAATAATGATGGTGGATTAATGAACATTTTACCATATAATCTTCTAATAGATGGTAAAACCAAATCCATTACTTTATCATCTTCTTCAAATATTCCTTTTTTAAATTCTGGTATATTAAATAATTCATATTTATTATCAATAACATATTCTAATAATTTTGAAAATTCTCCTTTATTATTTTCAATTCCAAAACAAAATTCACTTATTATAAAATTTTTGTATTTACCATCTTTATGTATATCTACAAATGGTATATAAGATGAATAATTTTTTGATTTGGGTTTCATAGAATATGTTATTAATAATTAAATTTTAATATTTTTTTAATATTATTGGTATTATAAAAATCATGTATTATAGTTTCATCTGATGATTTATATAATTCTAATTCTTGTAATTTTTCTTTAAATCCTGTTATATATTCTGATAATTCTTTTATACTATTTTTCCACATCAAATCTGGTTCCCAATATTTTGGAAATTTATTCATATAAGCATTGACAGCGAAATCAAAAGTTTTCTTTCTTATTAATACTTCTTTATCTTTTATGGATTTTACAGTTAATATTTCTATAACATATTTATTAAATTTATGGATTAGGTTATCCGTTTTTATATCTTTTAATAAACCTATTATTAATGCTTCTCTTTCACTTATTTCAAATTCTTTATTCTCTCTTAGTATAGTTTCGGCTTCTTTATCGGAATTTATTACGTAATAAACATAATTATCCCACAAACACATTTTAACAATATCTTCTGGGTAGATTTTTATAGTCATTATGGTATTTTATTTTTTTTGTATTTATTGTCAAACAAAATCATAAATCTTTTAATTACATGATGATTATGTTGGCAATTTTAGTATTATATTAAAGATTTAAATAATGTTTAAATGATAAAGTATATTTTTAGTTTAAACTTTTTTCATCTAATTATATAAGTTTAGATTTTAACCTGACATTTTGTCATAATAATAGTTAATTTGTCAATTGGTATAGTATTTGTAAATATTTAGAAAAAAAAATAAAAATATATGAATAAATCAGATAATATAATTGTGGGGATTGATCTAGGAACCACAAATAGTTGTATAGCTGTAGTTGAAGGTGGAGAACCAGTAGTTATTGTTAATTCAGAAGGTAAAAGAACGACTCCGTCAGTTATTGGATTTTTGGATAATGATAAAAAGATTGGAGATCCAGCAAAAAGACAATCTATAACTAATCCCATAAATACAGTTTACTCAATAAAAAGATTTATAGGAAAAGATTATTCTTCTTGTGAAGATGAAATCAAAAAAGTTCCTTATAAAGTAGTAAACTCAAATTCAATACCTTGTGTAAAAATAAATGATAAAACTTATACTCCTCAAGAATTATCATCTATTATTATACAAAAAATGAAAAAAACAGCCGAAGATTACTTAGGATGTGAAGTGAAAAGAGCCGTTATAACTGTTCCAGCTTATTTTGGTGATGTAGAGAGAAAAGCTACCATTGAAGCGGGTGAAATAGCTGGATTAAAGGTAGAAAGAGTTATAAACGAACCAACAGCCGCAGCTTTGGCATATGGGTTAGATAAGAAAAAAAGCGATTTAAAAATTTTAGTTTTTGACTGTGGTGGTGGTACTCATGATGTCTCTGTGTTAGAAATTGGGGATGGTGTTTTTGAAGTGAAATCAACAGATGGTGATACTCATTTGGGTGGAGATGATTTTGATAACGCTATTATTTCGTGGATAGTTGGTGATTTCAAAAAAGAACACAATATGGATTTATCAAAAGACCCAATATCTTTACAAAGATTAAAAGAAGCGGCTGAAAAGGCTAAGATTGAATTATCTTCAACAACAGAAACAGAGATCAATCTCCCTTATATTACTGTTAAGGATAATGTACCATTACATCTAGTTAAAAAAATGAATAGATCCAAATTTAATCAATTAACATCTTCATTTGTTGATAGAACAATAGATTGTGCTAAAAAAGCTCTTCAAAAGGCTAATCTTAAACCTAGTGATATAGATGAAGTTGTTTTGGTAGGTGGATCAACGAGAATACCAATTATACAAGATTCCATTGAAAACTATATTGGCAAAAAAGCCAATAAATCAGTTAATCCAGATGAAGTTGTATCTTTAGGAGCAGCTATACAAGGAGCTGTATTAACGGGTAAAATCGAAGATGTTCTTTTACTAGATGTAATTCCATTATCAATAGGTATTGAAACCATGGGTGGTGTTATGACAAAACTAATTGAAGCAAATACTACAATACCTACTAGAAAAAGTGAAACCTTCTCAACTGCATCTGACAATCAACCATCGGTAGAGATTCATATCTTACAAGGGGAAAGACCAATGGCTCAAAACAACAGATCTTTAGGTAGATTTCATTTAGATGGAATATTACCAGCTCCAAGAGGAGTGCCACAAATTGAAGTAACTATTGATATCGATGCTAATTCTATTATGTCTGTGTCTGCCAGAGATAAAGCTACTAATAAAGAAAATAAAATTAGAATTGAAGGTGGTTCACAATTGTCCAAAGAAGAAATCGAAAGAATGAAATCGGAAGCTGAACAAAATCGTCAAAATGATGAAAAAGAAAAAGAAAAAATAGATAAAATAAATAAAGCTGATACGATGATTTTCCAAACGGAAAAACAAATGAAAGAATTTTCTGACAAACTTACAGAGGATGATAAAACAAAATTAAATTCAGATTTAACTTTATTAAAAGAAGCTCATTCACAAAAGGATATAGAAAAGATTGATGAATATTGTGAAAAATTAAACAAAACATGGTCAGACATCTCAACAAATTTGTACAATAACAATACAAATAGTAAGGATTCTGTAAAAGATCCTCAGGATGCAGAACCCCAAGATGTTTCATATGAGGAAGTTTAATCATCTCATCAATGATTAAACAGGATAGACTAACTCGAAAGGTTAGTCTATTTTTTTTTAAATAGGTAAATGTATATTTAATATATAAGGCATGGAATATGATTTTAAAGATTTTTATATAGAATATCCAGGACATCCTAGATACAACAGCACTCAATTAATTGAAGATGATATAATAAGGGTTATATTACAGAAAATAGAAGTGATGTTATTCACTAATAAGGGGGATTTATTATGCGAGCCAGAATTCGGTGCTAATTTATTAGAATATTTACA